AGGCCGGTTGATGCACGAGGCCGTGCAACGTACGCGCTTCCTGTACTGGTATCTTCGTGAGCATGGTCTTCTGTATAGGGTCGCATTTATTCTAGTGTCAAGTAGTTATCCCGTAGGCGGACCGAAGTTATCCGTCTGCGGGGCACCGTCCATTAACGACTGGCCGGAATCGGAAGGGCCTCCAGGCGCGGCAGGTGTGGGGCCCTGGGGGGAGGGAGGAGTTCCCTGCTGCGCCTGGAGAGCAGCTTGCTGTTGTGCAGCAAGTGCCTGAGCTTTCATCGTCTGCCGAAGGACTTCTTCGGACGGCACGATCTTGTTAGCATCCATGTCCAGTGTCTTAACCACTTCGCGCAGGACGTTCGCGCGGCCTTCCGGACCGATGATCTGCATGTCGATCGGGTTAGCGGTCGTGGCAAGGAACTCATTGCGGCGAACCTGTGCCGATTCTTTGGCAACAAGCGCATTCGCGCCACGTACGACGATGTTGATGTCACCCTTGAGATCGGCGTCATCGGAGTACTTCATGTTCCAGTAGTGGAGGCGCTGAAGCATCGGTCGCAGCGCGTAGTTATCCACGTTGGCAACCACCTGCTTAAGACTCTTCCCAGCGTTAGACATAAGCATCGACAGACCAGACGCAGTACGGCCTGCGCCGCCCGGCGCATCGCCCGTAAGGTATCGCGGAATACCAGACCACTCATCGGCCAACTCCATGAACGTCTTGATGATCCCGGCCAGCTCGGGCACGTTGCTGTTCGGCTGCATGAAGGTAATCGGCTCGCGCTGGTATGAGCCGTTTCCGACAGGATCACTCGTGACCTGCCAGATCCGCCAAGGACGCAGCGAGGTAACGTCCTCGCCCTGCGCCAATCGATCGACGTTGACCACCACCTGCGGGCCCGACGACAGGGCCATGTTGTTCACAAGCGCTCGCGACGCCGCGTTGACGACGGTCTGCGCGTCCCTGATAAGGTCGCACGGCGAGTTCCCCCAGAAAGAGCCGGGGATTTCTTCATACGAGGTTTTGTAGTACGGCTTCTCACCAAGCGGGTGGTAGTTAAGGGTGGCCTTGATAACAGTGTTGCCAACCAGCCAGACCTCGCAGTGGTAGTCACGGGTCGGGTCTTCGATGTCCTTTTCGTCCATACCCCACTCGACCAAGAGCTTCCCGGGGACGCTGCCCCAGAATTGGAGCGCATCGATGAGACCATCCGGATTGGACATCGAGTACAGTGCAGACTTTCCCTCGGCTTCTGCCTGAGCGACATCATCATAGAGCCAATTGCGTAGACCGCCACGACTGTACATATCAAGAACCATACGAATGGCACCATCGTCGTACCCCTCCACGCCGATGAGATCATTCAGGTCCGTACGCGACAGCTTGTGCTTCTCGATCAGGAAGCCGTCGTTCACGCCCTCCGATTCCGGTGCCGGGTAGATGGCGAACGGCGAGACTCGCTCCCACTCGAGGTGCACCTGCTTCTTCGTATCAACAGTCCACTTTCCATCAGGCCCTTGAATCCACGAGAGCAAGTTCTTGTTGCGTACGACCGGCCCCTTCAGGAACGCAGCCGGGAACGTCACGATGTCATCAATGAACTGGTTCAGCGCGTGGGTGAACCCACCCTCCAGCAGCTGATCCTCCATCTTGTTCTCCATGCGCTCAGCCATCACGCTGGCCTGCGAACGGATCTTGTTGAGCGTCTCGTCTCTCATGGTACCCATCAGGTCCAGCACCTGCGAGTCGCTCATCGGAGCGCCCATCATCTCGGCCTGAGCCATCGGCTCGGCCACTTGCTGTATGATGTTATCGGATATCTCCGGGGGCAGCTCGGGTATGGGGGTCGCTTTGATTGTCCAGGGCTTCTCGGTACCATTCGCCAGGAGGACATCCCGCAGCCAGCTTGCGGCCGCACGGCACTTGACCGAAGTCAGCATGGCGTAAACATCGGACCCACCCATCGCCATGATGGCCTGTAACTTATCTGGGTCGTACTCGCCTCGGCGGGCGCGGATGCTCTGGTACATCCTTGTTTCTACAGTGTTTCTCTTCGCATCCCAGGCGACGTTCCAGTTCTTCCGGACGTGGTGTGCGAGGGCACCGATCAGCGGCGTAGCTTGCGTAGCCTCTGTCTTCTTGCGCTCTTCAGCGAGCAATACCGTGGCGCTCGCGGCGCGCAGCGGGCCCAGCGTCAGCACCTTCGATGCGTTCGGATTCTGAACGGCGTACGGCGACTGCCCGGGAACTCCAGGCTGTTGTCCCGGTGCCGGGGACGGCCCGGGCACAGGATATGGAAGTGGCAATCCAGCCATCAGAGCCTCTCATCTTGTGTAAACATGCTGGCGCATGTTTAACGTGTGATTGAGACTAAGTCCAGCCCCTTGCCTGCACGACCTTCACGGGGCGCGCTGCGATGTTCTGCATGAGGGTACCCCGGAGCCCGCCGTCGGCGTGCAGGCACAGGTACTGGAGAGCGTCAGCGACGTGGCTGTGCGAGTTCTTCTCGGGCCCGTCTTCCATCTCCCCGGACTTCTTAATCTTGTACCTATACCCACCCCGGAGCGCAGCAACAACGTGCCGTGCAGACTGGTCGATCAGAATCGCGGGCTTGCCATCTACGTGGCGCAAGAGGAAGGAGTCTACCGCTGTGATGCGCGCGGCCAGCGCGTTCGTCCTGGCAGGGATCGCCTTGAACCCCTCCTGCTTCAGGATGTCGAAACACGACCTCTCATCCGTTTGTGCTCTATTGACCCCTGCCGGGTCTCCGACGACGATGACAGGTAGCCCTGGATACTTTTGAGTGAGCAAGGGTCTTAAGGTAGTTTGGAGAAAACGGAGGATACCCATACCATCCGAAGTCACCGAGTCGAGCACCAGCAGGCGGCCAAACATATCCACCTGCCCGATAACTGCAGAGGGGTTGAGCCCGAAGTCCATGCCGATGATGAGAGGCTTGGATGTGTTCTTCATGTACTTCACTGGCTCTTTGGCCACGTGCAGCGACGGGCTGAAGGACCGGAACACCGGCTTACCAGACAGAGACTCACCGAACTTGTTGTGGATGTAGACGTTCACCCACTCTTCGGTCTTACCCTCTACGAGGTTCTCGTAGTAGTCGGGTGGGAGGTTAGCTAACCAATCCGCCTCTTGGGACAGGGCACTGGGCTGCTGGAAGATCTTCGCCGTCTTCGGCGGCTCACTCATGTACGTTTCCCAGAACGTGTCCCGGTCCGGTGCGTTAGTGGCACCCCAGAGGTTGTAGTTGGCACGGCCCTTCTCGTCGACCGCGCCCCCGTTCTTCCGAGAAGGGTACCTGCCTACACGTCCTTGGAGAGCGTTGAAGATCTCGGGGTTGATCTCACGAAACTCATCCAGCACTCCAAAGGACACCTCAAGAGACAGAAGACGACGAACGTCGTTGGCGTCATCCAATCCACGGAACAGTACCTCGCACTCTATCGAGCCAAACTTGATCAGGAACTTCTTGTCGGTTTTCATGTAGAGCCCGGCAACGCCGTCGGGGAACCATGTCAGGAATGTGGGGATAGTGGCGTCGCGCAGCATCTCAACCGTGTTTCTTACAACCACCGCCCGGGACCGCCTGATCCCGTCTTTTTGAGGCTTCATCAGCCCGGCATGATACCCGATCTTCACCATCGCAGCAGAAGACTTGCCCGAACCTACCGGTCCCGACTGGAGGGACACAAAAGAACGAGAGCCCAAGAAGGGCTCCAGGGAGGGCGGCGGCATGTAGTCCATTGCATTGAGAAGGGTCATTCTTCGGGATCCACATATTCAAAAGCGTAGTTCTCTAACGCCAGTTTCTTGGCGAACCTGGGCACCGGGGGTGCCAACGCGTTGGGGTCTTGGTCTTCGGTCGGCTCGACTATGCCGGGTGTGATGTCGATCGTGTTTTTGGCACCCGACTGGAGGGTCTCGCCCTCGTAGCCTTCGGGGGGCTTGGAGAAGTGGATCGTCAGCTGGAAGCCGCCCGTCTGGGCGACTAGGTTCTGGTTGGGTTGTGGCTCAAGCCTTCCCAGTTTCGCCAAATGCTTGGCGACCTCTAACTTGAGTGCGACCGACTCACTCTGCTGCGCTGCCCTCCAAGTGTCTACCAGCAAAGTCTCGGCCATCATCGCCATCTTGGCGTGGAAGGTGAACCCCTCGGCCTCCATCTGGGCACGGCGCTCTTGCACAGCGCGCTCGAACCACGGGTTCCGCGACAACTTCAGGAACTCCAGATCAGTCAGCTCGTACTTCTTCGCGATCTCGAGAGAAG